CTTACATGAAGACCAGCAACCAAGTGTAGCGAATAGTCAGTTTAACTATGCATACTTACTTGAGCTTGTGCCTAAGCTTAGTGAGCGGGTACAGTGGGCGTTGATGTGCGGTACTAAGGAAGCTGCTATTAAGTATGGTGTTAGCAGACAGATGATTGAGAAAGACTTCAAGAAATTTAGACTGGGGGTGGCATAGTGAAAGACAGCGACTTTAAAATTATGGTGATGAGTGCAGTGAATAAACTGCTAGCGCAAGGGGAACAGAGTACCGACTTTGGTAGTAGTGGCTGTATGTACCGTAGTAATGAAGGCTTATGTTGCATTGTAGGCTTCATGATGGATGATGAGACAGCTAAAAAGGCTGATGATTTAGGGGAATCAACAGTGGAGTATGTAATAAGGGATGGACTATGGGGGGAGGACTTATCGGACGCGCAAGTTAACCAGCTTGTCAAGCTGCAAGGATGTCACGATTTTGTTAAGCGTAATGCGCCATTCAATGAGGAGTTTATCAAGGGAGTGAATGCTGAGAGGAACTTAGCGTGGATAGCTGAGTATATAGGGGCAAGGGGATGACTATCATAAATATTTAATCACCTATGTACACAAACCAAGCAAGTGAGCAGTATAATAAGTACCAATAGGTAAGGGGGATACAATGTCAGGACAGTGTGTAGAGAAAATTTCACATAGTTGTGGCTCTAGTAACGGGCTACAAGTATTTATGCAGGAGGACGGGACGTATGACGGATATTGTTATAGTTGTGACACCAAAGTGCCAGACCCATACAAAAATAAGCCACCAGACTACAAGCCAAGCTTCTCGAAGAAGACTGATGAGGAAGTACAGGCTGAAATTGAGGAGATAAAAGAGTGTAAGGCTATTGACTTAAAGGACAGGAAGCTTAGAAAGGATGCACTAGAATACTTTGGCGTTAAGGTGGGGATGTCTCAGGTTGATGGTAAGACACCTACAATGCTCTACTTCCCTTATGAGAAGGACGGCAAGCTTAAGAAGTATAAGGCTAAACTTATTAGCCCTAAGAAGATGTGGCACGTTGGGAAGTTTAAAGACCCAGACTTGTTTGGATGGAAACAGGCTGTAGCTACTGGCTCTAAACGTTTATATATAACAGAGGGTGAATTAGACGCAGTGGCCTTGTACTCTATCATAAAGAGGCATCAAGACCCTAAGTATGCTGAGTTCATCCCAGCCGTTGTATCACTACCTAACGGGGCTGGTGCTGCTGCTGCTGATATAGGCAAGGTGTTAGGTAAGATAAAGCGTAACTTTAAGGAAGTGGCACTTGTATTTGATATGGATGACGCAGGTAAGTTAGCTGCTGATGCTGTAGTAAAAATTGCACCTAACTTTATGGTGGCTGAGCTGCCTTGTAAGGACGCTAATGAGTGCATCCTAGAGGGTAAGACTAAAGCAGCATTTAGAGCCGTCCTGTTCAAGTCTACTAAGCCTAAGAACACTAGGTTGATATGGGGGGAGGATATACACGATGAGGCTAAGGAACAAGCTGAGTTTGGTGTAGATTGGCCTTGGCCTCAAGTCACTGAGTTAACTAGGGGAATACGTACAGGGGAAACCATTTACCTTGGTGCAGCTCAGAAGTTAGGAAAATCTGAGGTGGTTAATACTTTAGCCGCTTGGCTTGTTAAAGAATATGGCTGGAAGGTGATGTTGGCTAAGCCAGAGGAGTCCAACAAGAAAACTTATAAGCTTATGGCTGGCAAGATAATGAGTAAGGTGTTTCATGACCCTAAAGTTGAGTTTGATTATGCAGCATATGAGCAAGCTGGTGCCATATTAGCTGGTAAGCTATGTATGGTTAACTTATACCAGCACTTAGGTTGGGATACGCTACAAGAAGATATAACACAAGCAGCTATGGATGGTTGCAAGGCTATATTTGTTGACCCAATAACTAATTTAACTAATGGACTTAACTCAGCAGATGCAAACACAAAGCTACAAGAAATCGCACAAGAGCTGGCTGCTATGGCTAAAGACTTGGACGTTGTCATTTTTATCTTTTGCCACCTACGTAATCCAGATGGTGGGTTGTCTCACGACAGGGGTGGTGCTGTTCTTACCAGTCAGTTTGCTGGCAGTAGGGCAATGGGTAGGAGTTGTAACTATATGTTTGGGCTCGAAGGTAATAAAGACCCAGACTTACCCAAGGAAGAGAGGGATATAAGAAAGCTTGTACTACTTGATGACAGGGAATTCGGGGAGGTAGGTGCTGTTGATCTATTCTATGACAAGAAAACTGGACAATTCAATCAAATGAGGTGAGTATGCACGACACAATAGAGGAAGCCTATAAGACCTTCTATAAGGACTTTGTTAAGATTAGTTCTAGGCTAGTAGGTGGCAACATGGATGCTGGTCAGGACATAGCACAGGAGACATTTGCTAGGGCACTACAGTATGGTGCTTCATTCGATGCTGAACGTGGCTCGATACGTAAGTGGCTTAACTCAATATTGTTTAGATGTGTTAAGGACTACCAACGTGATGACAGAAATGGCGGGATGGTCACTGAGGTACGTGATGATGATGCTACACTAGACGCTGACTTTGGTGAGGATAATAAGACAGTGGAAGAGGTATGGGCTGAGGTTGATAAGCTCATTGGTGACAACAGACAGATATGCTACCTATATTTCATCAAGAGGTATAAGCCTCGTGAGATAGTGGAAGTGACAGGCTTCAAAAACAACTCTGTACGTACTGCTGTTAAACGTTTTAATAACTACTTAAAGGACAAATACAATGAATGATTTAGTTTCAATACTATCTATAGTGGGGTTGGTTGCTGCTATGGCTGTTGTAGCTGGTGCTGCTGGCTACTGGTGTGGTAAGATTGATGGTAATATGGAGAAGTTAGCTACGTATCTAAAGGATGACATTGATGAATAATAAAATTAAGGCAGGTCTTCTAGCATTAACCCTAGTAGTTAGTCTCCCCACTCTGGCTAAGGAAAGCATAGACGTAGGGATTTGTGAAGAGGTTGAGTCTCTGGCTCGCAGTGTCATGTATGCACGTCAAAATGATATGTCTCTAAAAAGGTTGATACAGATAGTAACTGAAGCCGCAGATGACGCATCAAGCCTTGGGTTAGCCCGCAAACTTGCCATGAATGCGTATAGTCAAGACAATTATGCAACCAAAGAGATGAAGCAAAGGGCAGTGCATGAGTTTGCTAACCAATACTACCTAGTATGTCTATCTAAATTCGCGTAGGGGGAATGATGAATAAGAAACTTATTAAGCAAGTAGCCAAGGTTATTGGCAAGAAACGTGCTATACATGAGCTTAACCTAGCAGCTAGGGATGTTGAGCTCACTGATTCAGATGACGTATTAACAGCGTTTGATTGGATGCTTACACCTCAGGGTAGATTCTTCTGGCAAGACATCTATGAGGGAGAGTGGCCTTACATGTACCAAGAGTAATAACGGGGAGATATAATGCAAGAGTGGCTATATGACATAGAGACAAATGGTCTTAAGCCCACTAAGGTGTGGTGCTTAGGTGCATCACAGAACGACCCTGACAAGGTTAACACTACTACCAGCTACCAACGTATTAGAGACTTGGTAGAACGTCCTGACGTGGCTCTCATTGCTCACAATGGGGTGTGTTACGACATACCTGTGCTCAAGAGACTACTTAAGGCTAACATAACAGCCACATTAGTGGACACACTATCATTAAGTTGGTACTTATACCCAACCAGAGTTAGACATGGGTTAGCTGATTGGGGTGAGGAGTTTGGCATACCCAAGCCAGTGGTTGAGGATTGGGAAGACCAACCCATCGAAGTATATCTACACAGAGTTAGGGAAGACGTTAAGATAAACACTCTGCTATGGCAGAAGATGAAGAAGGACTTGTTACAGATATATGACAATGATGAGGCTGAGGTATGGAGACTCATACGTTACTTGTCTTATAAGATGGATTGTGCTGCTGAACAAGAGAGACTAGGTTGGAGGTTGGATATACCCAGAGCTGAGGCTGGACTTGCTAAGGTTAGTAAGATTAAGGAGGAGCGATTTGCAGAGCTTATAAAGGTTATGCCTAGTGTTCCTATCAAGAAGACAAAGAAGCTTCCTGCTAAGCCTT